TTGTTGTTCGCATGAAGTACGAAGGATGTTGAACAAGAAATATAATACAGAGTTCTGTTTGTTTGAGACTACATCTTTATATGGTAACATCAAGGGTGCTAGTATGTACGATGGTATGAAACCCTTTCTAAGATATAAGGGGGATACCATGTCATCATTCTTACTGACTATGGGCGAGGAGATTTACTTTCACCTACGCGATTGGTTTGAAGAAAAGAATGGCGGTGAAGTTCTTATTCACAAAGGTGCATCTAGTAGGAAATTGAAATACCAAACAAAGATGATTCAAGTTCTCAAGGCAAACTTAAAAGAACATGATACGAAAGCATATGAGTTATTCGATGCAGTAATCAAGAAGTCAACCGATGTGACTACACAAAAAAGATTCTACATGTCAGAATATGGATACTCAAATGTACGCGATGTTCTTCTAGGTAAGACAGAAACACTAGAGAAGGCAGAAAACTTTGAAAGGTTTGAACTAGAAAATGTTATTGATTGGTGGAGAAAGAAAGCCGTCAAAAGATATAGCAACTTGGTATCCGATGGAAGAATACGAAAAGATTTGGAAGTCTGGAATTCTGAAACAATTAACAAAATAGATATAATAAGATGAACATAGAAATTTATTCAAAACCAGATTGTCCCTACTGTGACAGGGCTGTGCATATCGCACAACAAATTATTCAAGAAACAACACACATCAAGTATGAAAAGAAAATGTTGGATGAAGATTTTACATTTGAAGAACTGCTTGAGAAATCTCCCAACGCGAAAACCTTTCCACAGATATTTGTGGACGGTGAACTAGTGGGTGGGTTTAATGAATTTGAAAAAATGGAGTGGTGGGCTGACAGACAATGAAAGTAGGATTTACTTGTGGTGCATTTGATTTACTACACGCTGGACACATTGTTATGCTTGAGGAAGCAAAAGACAATTGTGACTTTCTTATGGTGGGATTACAAACAGACCCCACATTAGATAGGTCAGATAAAAACAAACCAGTACAAAGTATATACGAGAGATACATTCAGTTGTATGGTCTCAGATATGTAGATGAGGTTATTCCATATGACAGGGAAACTTGTTTGATGGATATCCTAACCACAAAAAGTATTGATTTAAGATTTATTGGTGAAGAGTATAAAGACAAAATGTTCACAGGACAACACTTGCCTATAGAAATTTATTACACCAGTAGACAACACACTTTCTCTTCAACAGATTTGAGGAAACGAGTACAGAATGCTCCTAAACCAAAATGACATTGGTGGACATGTTGCTAAACAAGACGAGAGATATATCGTCAAGGATAATCCATTTGGCAATACATTAGTACTTAGCAGTACAAGACTGCATGGTGGACAGGAAACTACTGGACACAAACACGATGGTCAAGAAGAGGTATATTTTTTTATTGAAGGTGAAGGCATGATAAGGTTAGATTGGGAGTATATCACGGTTAAATCTGGTGATGTAGTTCCTATTGAGGATGGTGTCTTTCATAAAGTATATAATAATTCAGATGATGAGGATTTATATTTCATCTGTGTATTTGACGGAAAGAGAAGAACATGAAGATAACATGTGCTAGATTACGGTCTAATGTAAAGTATGAAGGCCCACTTGAGACTGTGCTAGATAGTTTCTTAGAGAACTATGTAAAGTGGATGAGGGCAAACCCCCAACACGAGTACGGAACCTATAATATATCCTTTGATGGTACTAGACCCAAGAGAACACCAGAGTCAATAGAATGGGCTGACGCGATAGTAATCCCTAGTGATAGTGAGTTTAGATATCATGGTGAGTTACAAATGAATCCAAAAGACTTGGCGAAGTCACAGTCCCATATGGATAATATTATACCATTCTTCAAAGACAAACATGTTATTGTCATGAGGAGTGATAGAGGTGATGACGAAAAGTTATACAGGGAAGAGACACTACAGAATGTGCCAATCAAATCTTACACAGAGATTGATGAGATTGATTTCTCTGGTAACATTCATGGAATGAAGTATCACTTCATAAGAAACAAGTTTGGTAATCCTTTATATACAGAGGCAAAAAAATGTGACTTTGGATATTGGGGACGCATGAAGACAGGGTGTGACCGAGACAAGATTATTAGAAAAATTTATCGTGACCCAGACTTAACCACTACTTTGATTGGTGGATTTCCATCTGGTATTAAGAGACAGGCTTCGTGGATAAAAGATTGGAATCAATTATATCCCATGTTAGAACCATGCAGATGGACATTGTGTTTTAACTGGAAGGACGAGACTGCTACTACATCTAGGTATGTGGAGGCACTTGCAATAGGTATGATACCTTTTGTCTGGAGACAATACGATAAGAACAATACATATAACATAGACCCTTGGCAAAGGATAGAAGACTTTGATGATTTAAAGTCTAAGGTTATGGAGTTGAGGAATGAACATCTATTGGATAGAAAACTTGAAGAGTATAGAATGAACTATGGTAAGAAACTATTAACCCTTGAAGGATACTATGAGATATTCTCTCACAAAATGAATAAGGGGATTGCATGAAATTAGCATTAGTTAACGATACACATTTCGGTGCGAGGTCAGATAGTTTACCATTTGATGCGTACTTTAGAAAATTCTATGATGAATTTTTCTTTCCTACATTGGCGGAGAGGGAAATAAAAACCGTCTTACACTTAGGTGACATCTTTGATAGAAGGAAGTATATGAATTACAATACACTCAAGAGTTGTAAGGAGTATTTCTTTGACCAAGCAAAAGACCTAAATATAGATATGCATGTGGTGCCAGGCAACCACGACACTTATTTTAAAAACACCAACGATGTAAATGCGCCAGAACTTTTACTACAAGAGTATGAGAATGTTACAGTCTATCCAGAAATCACAGAGTTAGAATTCGATGGGAGAAAAATTCTTTTTGTTCCTTGGATATGTAGCGATAACTATGAATCTACTATGGAAATGGTCAAAAGAACTGACGCGGAAGTATGTTTCGGACACTTTGAATTTTCTGGGTTCCAAATGTACAAAGGTATGCCGAATGAGCACGGAATGGATCATCATGCCTTTGAGCGCTTTGATTTGGTATGTAGTGGTCATTACCACCATCGTAGTAGTAGGGACAATGTGGTCTATCTTGGTAATCCTTACGAGATTACATGGTCTGACTTCAACGATGCTAGAGGATTTAATATCTATGATACGGAAACGAATGAATTAGAGTTCCTACAGAACCCACACAGAATGTTTCACAAGATATTCTATAACGATGTTGATGACGATGTGGAATATGATTTGACTAATTTAGTGGGTGGTTGTGTTAAGGTTATTGTAGTAAAGAAAGAAAACTTTACAAAGTTTGATAAACTAATTGACGCTCTGTATAGTTGTAACTTGGTTGAGTTAAAGATAATTGAAGACTTCTCAGAGTTTGAAGATGGCGCTGTAGGTGAAATGGATTTGAAACTTGATGATACAATTACATTGTTGAACGACTATGTGGATAACACCGTAACTGATTTGGACAAGGAAAGATTAAAAAATTTATTGCAGTCTTTATATGTAGAAGCTCAACACATCGAGGTTTAGATGTTAAACATACCAGAGTACGAAGAAGGTAAAAAATATCTGGTGGTTGCTGGATGTTCGTTCACCGCACCAACCAATCAATGGCCAGAAACCAATCTTCCCAATGATGGCACCAGTAATTCATGGGGAGAACATACTGCTGACGAATTAGATATGGTTTGTATCAATGCTGCTTTTTCTGGTGTTGGTAACAATATGATTATGAGACAAGTGTTATATACACTTTCTAGGATGTTTGAAATGGGATACCCAACATCGGCAATAACAGTTGGTGTTATGTGGTCTGGTTATGATAGAACTGAAATTTATAAACATGATTGGGAACCGAAGATAGGTGCTAAAGGTGTACCATTCCAACCAAGAAGACCAATCAAAGATAGTAACGGAGAATGGATTCCTTTTAATCCAGCCACCGTATCTTACATAGAGGAACAACTCGACTCAAAAACACCGTTTGTAAAATTTAATCCAAAAGCAAGAGAGTATGTTGAAATAGGAAAGTCTATTTATTTTAAAACTTGGGCGAATGAAGTACAACGAATCATACACAGTTTGCAATGCGTCATGGGAACACAGGAGTTTCTAATCAATAGAAACATAAAATATTTTTTTCATAGATATGTCGAAGATTGTTTTAGTGAACAGAGTGAAGTTTATCAAGACCCAGAGATATCTTGGATTAGTAATTTAATCAATTGGGAAAAATTTATACCTAGTGGTGAATTTGAGTGGTGCTATGAAAACACTAAAACTAAATTTATAGAAGAAACAAGATTGGGTTGGGACAGGAAACATAACATTATGCACCCCACGGTGATACAACATAAAAAATATGCAGAGGAGATGGTAGTACCCTTTATAAAAAATTTATGATTACATTTGAAAAAATAAGATGGAAAAATTTCCTGTCAACAGGGAACAGTTTTACTGAAATAGAATTTAACAGAAGTCCCAGCACATTAGTAGTTGGGGAAAATGGTAGTGGTAAGTCTACAATGCTTGACGCTGTTTGTTTTTCTTTGTTCAATAAACCATTTCGTAAGATTAGTAAAACCCAGTTGACTAACTCTATCAACAATAAAAAAATGGTGGTTGAGATTGAGTTTAGAATAGGAAGGAAAGAATTTAAAGTTATTCGCGGTGTTAAACCAAATGTGTTTGAACTTTATTGCGATGGGCAGATGTTAGACCAAGATGCTGCTGTACGAGATACGCAGAAATATCTTGAGGAAAGTATCTTGAAGATGAATTACAAATCATTTACTCAGATAGTAATATTGGGAAGTGCCTCGTTCACACCGTTCATGCAGTTGCCAACAGCATCTCGCCGAGAGATTATCGAAGACATTCTTGACATTGAGATATTTACCACAATGAATCAAGTGTTGCGAGACAAGATTGCAGTTCTTAGAGATGAGATACGCGATGTAGAAACAGAAGTAGAAGTAGCGAAATCTAAAGCAACCGTTCAAAGAAAGTATATTGAACAGTTGGAGAAAGATAAAAAAATCAAAGTCGATAAAATTAAGGAGAAAATTAATGAGCTCATCGAGGCGACTAATGAACTTGAGACAAAACTTTCAGAGGCAAGCGCAGAGAAGGAGAGTCATGATGACCCGAAAGAACGGAAACGCAAGTTGGATGGTCTCAAAGACAAACTCGACTCCAACCTCAGAAAGGCAAGAAAAGAACTCGACTTCTACCACAACACAGAAGAGTGTCCAACTTGTAAACAAGGATTGACCCATGACTTTAAGGAAGAAAAACAAAAAGAAAAAACCACGCGGATAGAAGAATTAGAATCTGGGTTGTCTGACATGGATTCTGAATATGAACTAGTACAAAAGTCTATAGAAGTCTATGATAAAATTGTAACCGATATACAAGATATTCAAAGTGAAATTATA